ATTTTATACCCTATCGGGGCGCGGATGGCGTTCTTTAGCTCCCCACTGCGCGGAAGATTCTGCAAGTTGATCTTGTCATCACCACCCCACCGCCCGGTGTGCGCAGCGTAGTAGCGCAGGGGCACTGGCATCGCTCCGCGCTGGGCAATCTCGATGAACCGTTGGACCCGTGTCTCAGCCAACGTGGACTTGGTCCCTAGCCTAGCAGCAACTATAGCCTGCACTAATGGGTTCTCGTGGTTGAGCAAAGCCTTCAAACCTTCATCGGTCTTAGCGAATGCAAAAGTACTCTCGCCAGAAGATGGGCTAATCTTCATCGGAGGCTCAACCCCCAAGCTTGTTAACAGCTTAGCTAGTTTGGGGTTGCTCCCCAACGTATCCCGTATGGATTCCCCATGATGCTCAAAAGTATCAAGCTCGTCTAAGAGCGCTTCTTTCTGCGCTAGCAAATCCGCTTTGTGATCCTCTAGTACGTCAGTGTCGAGCAGGAGGACTGGCTCGGCGAACATCTTTATCGTCAGGTCAATGAGGTCAAGCTCGGCTGAAGGGAACTCACCCATCGCACGGTACAGTGCGTAAGTGATCGCTACGTCATTCCGGCAGTACTCCCCATAAGTGTGCAGTTGCTCGGGAGTGAAGTCGGCGCGTCTCTTCCCAAGGGCATTGACCACCTCGTCACCCTTAGTCCCCACTTTGTAGTGCTGGGTCAGCGCAGCCAAACTACCACCAACTTCACTACCATGCAACGCCCTGCCCATGCTCAAGGTGTCAAGCCACCCGGCTGGGACGATGTTGTAGAACCAACTCAGGATAGCTGCATCGAACATGGTGTTGTGCGCCAGGACCAAGTTGTTCGCTATGTCAAACTGCTTCAAGAAGCCCACGATCTCCTTGCGCGTACCTGAACACCAGACAGGCTCGCCGTCATCCTCCTGCACGGCAACACCAATAACCTCAAACTCATCCCCACGGACGTACTCCTCCGTAGTCATCTTAGACAAACTGTACTGCTGACTGTAAAACGTCTCAAAGTCTATCGTGTAAATTTTCATATGCTAGCCAGCAGCTTCTCAAGGCTATCCAAAGTATCTTCGTTGACGATCACCGCCATCCCCCCTGCCGTGTGTATGCTACACAAGTGCTTGTCCTGAAGGGCAGTGGTCTTGCCCTTGCCTGCCTTCGCCTCGATTGCCAGGAACCTACCCTTTACGCAGCACAGGAAGTCAGGGACACCTGAGTTACCAAAACTTGTACCTATTGGCATGGCGTAGTAAGCTCCAAATTTTGTCAGTATCTCCTTGATCTTCTTCTTGACCTTGGACTCAGGAGTCGCCGCCAACGGAAACCTCCCTCTGTGCGACGTTGTCGGCGATGTATGCCGTAAGAATCTCCCGCATCTTCACTTGCTTGGAGGTAGGGTATTGCGCATCAAAGTACTCCATCACATGCTTGGGCAACCGGATGCTCGTGCAGACTAACGCTGGCCGCTTACCTGGGCCACGCCCCGCTCGCTTAGGCTTGGGGAAGAGTTCTTGTTGTTCGTTCATTTAGTTTCCTTAGTTAAAAATGGGGGTGTGTGCTGCTCACATGTAGCAGTGTTTGTGCTATATCATCAACCATACAGCGGCGCTAACCCGCTGTCAGCACACACCCTCAAACTTTCCACCAGGGTTTCGGGAGTGGTTCTTCAGGAGGTATCCTAATCTCCCAGAAGCCATATGCGTCCCCTCTACTCCAACGGTCCCATGTGAAATGGATTTCCCTGCGATGCTTGTGGACATACTTCCACAGTATTCTCACAAGAAATCTTTTAGCTGCCACACGCTGTTGGGTGCGTGGAGCCTGTTGGTCTTGGGTGGTGTAGCTTTGAGCTTCTTCGCAAGCATACGCTTTGCTTCACGCATCTTCTTGAGCGCCTTAGCTTGCGCTATTGCGTCCTCACGCAAAGTGTCGTAGAACTGAGGCTCAACCCATAGCATACCGTACATCTTCAGGACTCCGAGCCTGCGGTTGATTGTCAGCAGCCTACTTGTTTTGTCCGTGCTAAATCTAACTAACGTTGCTATCTCTGCGCGGCGTAGCCCATTGGGCAACCCCATAACAACAGAAGCGCAGAGCGCAACGTCTGGGTTGTCGTCTTTAATCTGACTCACGTTAAACAGTCCAAGTACCACTTGGCTTTAGCCAAAGACTCCTTGCCCCCTTTGTGCTTCTCCCTCCAGACGTACTTCATAACATTGCCCTTGCAGTAACCACGGAATTCTTCTTCAGTCAACGCAGCCTTGATTGCGTCAATGCACTGAATGTTATCGTCTTGGGTGTAGTGCGGTGGGTTGTTTACATCATCTGTCATTTCTCTAACTCCTTTATTCTTCGGATGGCGCATTCGTAGTGACGCGGACCAAACGACCAACATTCCGGCGAGTGCGTACCAACCCATCCCTCCCTATCGTCTTGATACGCAAGTCTGAGTTTGAGAGTGGCGTTCTCAGCCAGCGCAGCAGACGTTGCGCTGACAAGGTACGCATTTTCTTTGCGGCGAGCTTCGTTTTCAGCAAGTGCGTCTCCTAAGAGTAGGTCTAGCTTTCTTTCGGTTTCAGTCATGCGTTCTCCTTAATTTGATAGTCTTTAAACACTGCGCCTTTATTAGCATCACCACGAAAACATTCCCTGACCCAGCCACGCTTACCAGATTGATAGGTGCGCCAGTGACCTCTTGCCTGATGTCTTCGTGGGCTTGCATGTGTACCGCCTTGAGGCTTTTGCTTTACTTGTGATGGCTCAATTACTATAGTGTGCCATTCATACAACGGCTTTAAACCACGCTTGGCTCGGCTTACATTGGCCTTGTGTGGCGTTGGTACATACGCCTGCACCCGCATATCTAAAGATGCGTAAAACATAGCCAAAATAGCACACATCGTTGATTGGTTTTGCGGGTTAATTGGTCCGTCAACTTCTCCCGTTTTTGGTTCTCCATTGTGTTCAGAAATAAGAAAAGACCCAAGTTGATCATACCCTGTCGGTCTTAGTATCCAACCGGTCACGATAGCTGTCTTTTGCTCTGTTAATACTGACAACATGAAAGTGCCTTGTTGTTTTAAACGACCGCAAAGCATCATATTTTTATATGGTGCTGGATGTAGTAAGTATTTGCGCTGGGAAAATTCAACCCACTCTTTAAGTGATTCACTCATATCAAACCATTGCATTTGAGTTGGGTCAAGGTCAGCATCCAAAACCATCTTAACCATTTCTTTTATAAGTGGTGTCATCTTACCCTCACTAAAATAACGCCAATAAGTACTCCGACTAGCCCACCAATCAGCCCACTACCAAATGCAAGTAAAAGTTCGTTCATATTAACCCCAACCATAAACTGTAATCAGCCCACACCATCCAAAATACAATTAGCATGATGTGTTCTTTTCCTTAACGCCCCCGAAGGGGCGTTGTCTTACTTACTCATGTTGTCCAATGTTGCAAGAACATGGGCTAAATTTAACGCAGCTTGGGTGAAGCGTAGAGCATCTTCACTTTTTACTTGTGCGTTTACTTTTTCAGCTAACAACTTGATGGCGGTTTCAATTTCGTTCTTCATGGGTTTTATCTCCATTTTTCCACGCTTTAGTCAGGTAGCGTGGATCACCTGTTCTTCTCTTCCAGCTTTGCTTCTACTTCAAGGCATAGGTCGTGCGGCCCTAGTGCCATATTCTCAAACTCCTCAATTTCTGTATCCGTCAGCCCCTGCCACTCTTGCTTTGTGTAAAGCGGCAAAGCTCGTTGATCCTCTTTAATATCGGTTGGGTTATCGGTTACATACACAGACTTACCGTCTTCTGTGTAAACCATCCATGCTATGGGTTCAGTCATTGCGTTCCCCGGTGAACATATACCGATACTCCCGTATCGGGGTCTGTGTAATCTAATTCAGGTTTGCACCAGCAGGTTTCGCTAGCAATGTGCTCCCTTATGTGCTCCTCTACCATCTTTACAACGTCTTTCACCGTAAGGCCTAACTCTTTCAACAATCCGGGCTGAAGAAGAAGCTTGGTAGGTTTGGGGTTAGTTGTTTCTCCCATCTCTGCAATATGTGCGCGGATTGCCACAATTGCCTTCTCAAGGCTTTCCTCGGACAGTGCTTCCTTGTCTTCACTCATTGTTTTCCCCCATCCGGGTGGTGTCATTTGGATTCCTTCTTAGCTCGCCTAGTTATAGCGGCAGCTTTTATTTCTAGCTTGCCTTGCAGATAACCGTTCAAGTAAATTTCTGCACTGCGCCAGTCATCAAACCGTGCAAGCATAATGTTCTCGCCATATGGCTCGTGGTCTGCACGAACCTCGATATTGTTGTAAGCCCCCGGCTCAATCCGAAACCTAAGCTCCTTTGCCATACTCTTGACATTGATAATGATGTTGTCTATCAGCCACGGGTTGTCGTTCATTTTCTACCCCAATTTACACCATAACAAAACACTACGAACGTCCACACTAGGAAAAGCATTAAGTTGTATAGTTCACGATCAGTCATGGCTCAAGTCCAAAGTGGTTACAGATTAACAACTTGACGTTGCCGGGATAGTCGGTGCTCAACTCCGCGCACTCCCTGACAATAGCTTCAGCAGCACGGTTTACCGTATCTTC